TCATTAATAGGTTGAGGAATATTTTCATTATATCTTGATATCTCAATCATACGTTTAATCTTATCCATACCTTGTAGTTTTTCACTACCAATCGGTTTTAAATTTCCCATTTTGATGTTTTTTTTTTAAATTATTTTATATATAAATATATCGATTAACACAATTCGTACGTCATTAGTTTTAAAAATAAGGTTACGCATATATTTTAGGCGGTGTTACGTCATCTTTTGATAAAACTTTAGCGACTAAATCTCCTGTACCCCAAGTTTTTAATGACTCACATTTACTTAATTTGTCTGAACCAATATCATTTTTTAACCCATTAGTTATACATGTATAATACGGTAACAATAATGTTTTAACGGTCGCCTCAATACCATAATTAGGTGTCGAATAATTTTTAACCCCTACTTTATTGTAATCTGACATTCCTGAATCTTTACTTAATTTAAATGTTGTATTAAATGGATTATTTGTTGCTTTGGCCCCTTCAGCTTTTCTCCAAGCGTAAAAGAATTTTAAATTTTCGTCAGTAATTGGAGCTCCAACCCCCGTTAAAATTTCGGTGTAAAAATCCTTATCGTTACCAACATTAATTTTATCGAAATCTGAGGTAGTTTGAATTTTACTTAAATCGGTATCTTTAAATCCTTTTTCGGTTAATAACTCAAACAATTTTGTTAAATCTTCTTCAGATAATTTACCATCGGAAGTCATACCATTATCGGATTCGAATGACCTAACCGCCATTTCAGTTTCAGGTCCAAATAAACCATCAACACCCCATTTAGGTAGTGAATAACCTAAAAACTGTAATGCGGTTTGTATCTTTTCAACATCCTTATCATAAGGAATTTTTGAGTTTGGTTTTTTTAAGTTCACAAATTCTTTTCCTGATTTTGAGATTGTATCTAAATCCGATAAAAATGTTTCCCCTGTTTCTTTTGATGGTGTTTGAGTACTCTCTTTTGAACCTGTAAATATTTTGTCGGAATTAACTAAAAGGTCTTTTAAATGATATCCTCTTGGTAATCCTATATGTACGTGAGTAGTATCTTGATGGTCTAACCATTCCGAAATTGCTCCAATATAGTCACCAACTTTAACAACGTCCCCTTTTTGTAATTTAACATCTTTTAAATGTGTGTAAAAAATGTCAGGAAATTCCCCTGACCCTTTGATTGATACTTGAGTACCAAATATTTTACCTGAGTTTTTACCCGTATCTCTAATTTTACGAACAACTCCTTCAGTGTAAGAATTTACGACCGTTCCTGGAGGTGAAAATATATCCCAAGCATTATCGGACTCCCAATTACCAAGAGCTCTTCCTCCATGGTTTTTTGGCCCGTTTTCTAAATCAGTTTTAAAAGTTCCACCAATATTTGTTGTCGATTCTTTAATTGATAATTTTTTATCAGTGTACTCGTTTTCAAAATCAAATAATTTTTGGATATACCCGTTTCTTCTTAAAACTTTAAATACCAAATTTTCATCTGAATATTCTCCATCTTTTTCCAATCCACAAGTTCTATATTTCTTAATCTTATCTTTATATTTTTGAATTAAGTTTTTTGCGTCATCAAGAGGTTCATCCTGAGCGTTCTCAATTGCCCCATCAATAATCTCCATCCACTTGGTCGACTTATTCTTAATTAAATTTGTGTCAATCTCAACATTTTCTTTTTTAGTTTTATTTGTCCACTCGTCATGTAATACAGAATAGACACCACTACTAAAATGTGCTTCAGATTCGTTTTGTACGTATAACTCCACCTCATAACCGTATATTGTTATGTTATGTTTATCATTATACATTGTTTTTTTTAGAGTGAATAACTCAGTATACAACGGTAATTGTGATTCTGGAAATTGATTGAAGTCAACTAAGATGTGTAAATCAATATCTGAAAAGGTCGACCAATTATAATTAGCCAAAGACCCCGTCATAATTATATCCGACACAACAACATCAACTTTAAGGAATTCTATGAACTCATAAGCAATGTCAAGAAGACGAGCTCTAACTTTAGGGACCATTGTTTTTTCGTCATTTCCGGACGATTTCCAAATCTTTGGATTTAATTCATCCTTTAAATGAAAACTGTTTAAAATACTTTTTAGATTACTCATCAAAAATAAATATTTGAGTAATTCAATTTGTTACAGTTTTTTATATTTAAATGTTTTAGCAATCTTAGTACTGAAGAATTTTCCTTGTGATTCGGACATTCTAAACTGTGTATACAATTGATGAGGAACTTCATCATATTCGTATTTCATACCGTTCTTAAACTCAATTATTAGTTTTTTACTTTCGGTGTCATATTCCGTTTTTGTTAGATTACTTGAATCTATCTCATTAATAATCTTCGTCCCGATTATCTGTTCTTTCTTTATTGCCATTTTCTAAAGGTATTTCTATATCGATTAATGTCATTTTATTTTCAAGATACTTAACAAACTCATTATGGTCAATATCTGGGAAGAAACCTTTTAATTCTTGAAATAATTTTGAGTGTAAAGAACTAAATCTTTGGTAGTTTCTCATGATATCATTTGGGTAGTAAGGTGGTTTCTCCAAGTCTTTTTGAGTCCACCCTTCCCTTTGAAAGGCTCTCCGTAAATTACGGTAAGTTTCCAATAGGTCCTCATCAGCCCTTAAAGTTGTGATGTACTTTGTATAATGTTTCATCATATCCATACTTATAAATATAAGGTTGTTTGAGTTGAAATTACCAAATTAAAGATTATATTTAAAAAAAACACTTACATGATAGAATCAAAAGATAGTAGCGGACCTAATAAAGATAAAGGAAGTAGTGGTGATTCTGCCACACCTGTTTTAGACAATTTTAGTAGAGACCTAATTAAATTGGCCGAACAAGGCAAATTAGACCCTGTGATTGGGAGAGAAAGAGAAATAACAAGAATTGCTCAAATCCTTTCAAGACGGAAAAAAAACAACCCAATTATTATTGGTGAACCAGGTTGTGGTAAAACCGCAATTGTTGAAGGTTTGGCAATTAAAATTTTTAACGGAGATTGCCCAAGAAATCTAATGGATAAACGAATATTATCTTTAGATATGACTTCAATAGTTGCTGGCACAAAATATCGTGGTCAATTTGAGGAACGTATGAAAGTAATTATTGAAGAATTACAAAACGCCCCAAGTATCATTATTTTTATTGATGAAATACACACAATTGTTGGTGCGGGTAATTCGTCAGGTTCAATGGACGCATCTAACATCTTTAAACCCGCTCTTGCAAGAGGAGAAATCCAATGTATTGGTGCAACAACCTTAGACGAGTATCGTAAGAATTTTGAGAAGGACGGAGCATTAGAAAGACGATTCCAAAAGGTAATTGTTGATTCCGCAACAAAAGAGGAAACAATTCAAATCCTACAACACAGTAAAGAGAGATACGAAAATTACCATAAAGTAAAATACTCTGACGAAATTTTATCACTATGTGTTGATTTGGCTGAACGATATATCACAGATAGAGAATTCCCTGATAAAGCGTTTGACATTATTGATGAAGTTGGGGCAAGAAGTCAGGTTGAGGTAAAGATGCCCGAAATAATTGAGAAGTTAAAAGAACAAGCTCATGACATTAAACAAGAAAAACTTGATGTTGTTAAAAAACAAAACTATGAAGAGGCGGCAAGTCTAAGAGATAAGGAACGAAGAATTTTAGACAAATTAGATTTGGAAAAGAAAAAATTTGAGTCTGAGTTACAAACTCAAAAGAAAGAAGTGACTGTTGAGTTGGTGTACGAAGTCGTTTCAAATATGACTAAGATTCCACTGTCTAAATTAAACGCTAATGAGACACAATTATTGGCCAAGTTAGACGAAAGGTTGGGTAGTAAGGTTATCGGTCAATCTGAAGCGGTATCAAGAATTGCAAAGTCTATTCGAAGAAATAGATTGGGTATTAAAGACCCTAACAAACCAATTGGGTCATTTATTTTCTTGGGGTCCACAGGTGTTGGTAAAACACATTTAGCAAAACAATTGGCCAAAGAAATGTTTGGTAGTGAAGAAAATTTGATTAGAATGGATATGTCAGAATTCCAAGAAAAACATACCATATCTCGTTTAATCGGAGCCCCTCCAGGATATGTTGGTTATGATGAAGGAGGACAATTAACTGAACAGGTTAAAAACAAACCTTATTCTGTAATCTTATTTGATGAGATTGAAAAGGCGAACAAAGACATTTTCTCAACGTTGTTACAAGTGTTGGATGATGGTCATATTACTGACGGATTAGGTAGAAAAATTAATTTCAAAAATTGTGTAATCATTATGACTTCAAATATTGGGGTCAAAAAACTAGAAGACTTTGGGACAGGTGTTGGATTTAAATCTTCAACAAATACTTATGTCGAGGAAGAATATAAACGAGACATGTTGAAAAAGGAACTTAAAAAATTCTTTGCTCCTGAATTCTTAAACAGAATTGATGAGGTTGTTATCTTCAACACACTAAAGCGAGATGAGGTTAAACAAATCGTTAAATTAGAAATGGATAAACTTTGTGAAAGATTAGTTAAGTTAAAATATAACATAACTTACGATGAATCCGTATTGGATTTAATTTCAGAAGTCGGTTTTGATGAGACCTATGGTGCAAGACCACTGAAGAGAGCAATCCAAGATAAAGTTGAGGATTTTATTTCTGAAGAAGTTTTAAAAGGAACCGTTCTTGAGGATATTAGTTATGTTTTATATGTTGACAACACTGAGGTTAAACTAAAAACAGTTAAAAAGACTAAAAAGAAAAAAGGGGAAAATTAATTCCCCTTTTTTTTTAATCAAATAGTGTGTAACTATTTTTTGGTTTAGGTGTAAAGGAATGTTTTACATATCCTAATTTCTCAATCATTTTTTTACCTATTTCGATTCCACTGTAAACATCTTCGATTACAACATATTCGTTTGGTGTGTGGTAGTTATAGTACCCGATAGCAAAATTAATACATGAAAAATCAAAAAGTTGTTTTAACGCATATACGTCAGTATAAGGGTGAGATTGGTATTTTTGTCTTTTCTCAAATCCCTCGGTCAATACCTCATCACAAGATGTGAAAAATTCTGTACCTCTGTCAAATAATTGAACCCCCATACAAAACTCGGAAACCATCCAATTGCCAGGAGCGTCAAATTGAATTGCGTACCCAACATTTGTGAAGAATGTTTTATCGGCCTTTCTTGACCCATGACACCCCGTTTCTTCGGATACAAAGAACGCCGCCTTTAAGTTAGGAAGTTCTTTCAATAACTCTAAACAAGCATAGATACCACATTTGTCATCACCACCAATCCCTGTTGGGTTACCCTTGTCATTATACGCCTTTAAAGACGGTTTCATCTCATTCTGAGCGTTTGGTAGTAATCCCTCACGAATATTGATTGTGTCAATATTATGTACGGTATCGGTGTGAGCAACAACACATGGAAAATATTCGATATTTTCATCGGTTTGTTTTGTAGCATAAATGTTAAACATTCCATCAACAAAAAACGGGATATTGTTTTCAGATAACCAATTGGTTATAAACTTAACCATTTGTTCTTCTTGGTACGTTTTGGATGGAACGGACAAAACACTCTTTAAAAGTTCGTAGTCTCTTTGCATAACACAAAGTTAAGCTTTTTTTCGGAAGTTCAAGATTTTATTTTCAAATAATTCAGGATTATGTAGAAAATTTCGGAATTCTTCAAGAGTATAACTCCTTACTTCGGATTGACTTCCTTGTTTTAATCCTGATTTATAGTAAGTTAAATATATTTTATTAGTTGTAGGGTCTAATTTTGTAACTCGAAATCCTTCGGTGTTAGTTCCTCTTTTTAAATCATAATATCTATTTAAATCATATTGTGATAAAACCTCATCAACCATTTCTCTAAATTTAATTAGATTTGGGTACTTATTACTATCCTCAATTTCTTCTAATATTTTTTCTAACTCATACTTTGCGTTTCTATTGACGGAATCGATATCAAATTCTCCACCACCATACTCGTAAATATATTCCTCATATGGACCAACTGACATCGTATGTCCAATCTTTGATAACATCCCTTTTAGGTCCACATGTCTTTCTTTCGAAATATTGTACATACCCAACAAGACATTAACGGTTGTTACATATGTGTAGAAACATCCTGACTTGGCAAATAACCCGTAATTTTGGAATGGTTCACATAACTCTTCTCTTATTTCCTCTTCAGCGGCTTTTTGCATTCCCGAATCCTTTTCACTAGAATAATCATCAATAATATTCTCAGTTTGTCTACGAAAAGTATCTCTCAATAATACTGAGGCCTCCTTATATTGGTCATCATCATTAAGTTCGGCAAGATTGGGTTTAATATAAATTAAAATTTGTTTAATTATCGCAATGTTTTCCTCATTAAGGTTCCTCATTAAATAACCTTCATCCCAATCCTGATATCCCATATCACTATGGTAGAAACCAATCGAGTCATAATGATATGAACTAAATAATGCCTTTAAAAACCATAAATCCCCTTCACCTAAATCAAATAATTTAAAATAATCTTCATGGTCATCAAATTTAAGTGTGACCATACTTTTACCAGGGTTGTTCTTGTTAAATTTAAATCCCCCGATTAAATCGTCAATATTGGAGAATTTATACTCATCGATGTCTTCCCCACCACTAATTCTTTTTAATATGTTGTAAGTGTTGCCAACACCAATCAAGTCGTAAATTTTATCCGTAATCTCAGGGAATTTCTCAAGAATGTCTGTAATTGTTAAATCATCGTTTTCGTAATTAAAAAATTCTATTTGTCCTCGATGTGGTTTGTGAATTAAATATGATAATGTCGGGGTAAGATAATCCCCTTCTTTATCGACAATAATATAATTATCTGCATCACGATATCTATTATAATATTTAGAAAAAAATGGAGGCCCAAAGTATTTTGCGGACTCCAAAGTGTTACATTTTAATAACATAACCTTATCATCTTCATAGAAGATTTGACTACCGTCATAAGCTTCGTTTTTGTTTTCCTCTGTCTCTGCCATATTTATATCAAATAAATACTTTAAAAAATTGTTATTGTCAGATTTATTCGTATATTTGTAAAACAATAGTTCTTTAACATTATGGGGGTAAATTGGAATTGACTGACATAGTTGGTTATTCGGGGCATGTCAAGGCTGAGCTAACCTTGTAAAACTGGTTCAAATCGATACACGGCAACGTTATCAACAAACTTTCTGCAGTAGGATTAATCCGTACTGAGGAAAGTGTTTCAGTAGCCTAAGGCGAAAAAAACAACGGGTGGATAGACTTATACCTAGGAACAGAACGGTCTTCATGGTGTGACATCTACCATAAAAGGTGTAAACTCTAACCAATCAGAGGATAATCAGATGGTAGAGGGTAAGTTCTCAGTAAACCGAACTGTATAATAAGGGAACTGTGGGATTTCGGATTGTTAGATTAAACAATGTCCTAAGCATGTAGTCCTTAGTAGTCAAGATGGGCAACACGCGGGCTCGGACCCGCTACCTCCACCGTAGACTTTTTGTGTTTTTCTTTATATTTATTTATAAAGAAAAACACAAATGAGTCATTTACAAAAAAAATATCATTTTATTTATAAAACAACCGACACTAGAAACGGAAATTTCTATATCGGTATGCACTCAACCAAAAATTTAAATGATGGTTATATTGGTAGTGGAACAAGATTAAAACATTTAATCTATAAGCACGGAAAAGAAATTTTTAATATGGAAATATTAGAATTTTTACCCAACAGAGAATCATTAAAAAAACGTGAGGTTGAAATCGTTAATTCAGATTTATTATTAGAAGAAAAATGTATGAATCTTAAACCAGGTGGTTATGGAGGATTTAATAACAAAATTCATATGATGAAAGTTAGTAAATCCGGTAATAAAATGTTTTTAAAAAAAATGCAAGATGAGGAGTATCGGAAAGAGTTTTCAAAAAAATTAAGTAATGCTTATAAAAAACAAGTTCTTGAAGGTAAACGAGAAAAAAAATATTTTTACTATTGGAATGGGAAAACTCACACAGATGAATCTAAACAAAAAATGAGTGAAGTGAAGAAAGGGACTGGTATTGGTATTAAAAATTCACAATACGGGACTTGTTGGATAACTAAAAATAACGAAAATAAAAAAATTAAAAAGACTGAGATTAACCCATATTTAAACGATGGGTGGGTTAGAGGTAGAAATGTTGGTATAATCAAATAAATAAAACCCCCCATCCTAATAAGGTGGGGTTTTTTATTTTAATAATGTGATATGACCGTTAGTTCTATGATGTCTATTATTAATGTCCTTCCAATCCAATAGATATACATAAACACCATCAGAACACATCATACCTTTATACGTACCATCCCAACCATGTTGTAAATCAAAAGATTCAAAAATGGTTTCTCCCCATCGATTAAAAATAATAAAGTGAGGGGTTAAATAATTATATCCAATAGGAGCCCAAACATTGTTTGATTCGTCACCATTTGGAGTAAAACAATTTGGTGCCCACATCGTTGTATACGGACAGTCAACGACCTCAACTATTAAATACATAGTATCTGACGGACAACCATTTGAATTTTGTAGAACTTTAATATAATGGAAACCTAACCCATAGTTATTCCAATTAACAACTAAAGAAGGCCCAACATTAACACTATTATCAATATACCATTCAAAATCTCCTAAGACATCCGAATCAACCGTATAGGTAAACATAGTAACACCATCACTACATAGTTCAATCTTTTGTTGGGAGTACCCTAACAAACTTATTAGAGTGAATATAATGATTAATATTTTTTTCATATTAATTGTGTTGTATTGGAGATAGTGTTGGAATTGGATTTACAATAACATTTGTTGTCGTGGTAAATGTACACCCATTTTGAGTTACCGTATAGGTCACAGTAAAAGTTCCTGATGTGGTAGGACAAAATGTGTTTCCAACAACTCCTGCACCACTAAAAACACCTCCAACAGGAGACCCCACTAAGTTCACGCAAGGTGACCCTGAACACAATGGTCCGATTGGAGTTATAGTTGGGATTATTTGTAGAATGAATACATTAAGAGTTACAGGTAAACTTTGACATCCTCCTGGCCCCGTAGCATAAACAGTAACTGCGGTTGGGATTAATCCTGACCCCGCCGCAGACCAATTAACATTAATTTGGTTGGTTCCCGCACCACCTGTTACAACTCCAGGAGCCAAAACTGTCCATGTGTAAACATACCCTGGAGTATTTGTGACATTATATATAGAACCATTAGTATTAATACATACCGTATCAGGATTTATTGTTGTAAATTGAGCGAATGATATACTAGATATCAACATAAATAATATTACTAATAATTTTTTCATTTTTTTTTGTTTTAATTATGATTTATTGGTCCTATTGTTGGTAAAGACGGATTACTGGACCCACTGTAAACCGTAAATGGTGTAGTAACGTCACATGACGTACTTGTATAACTTCCCCAAACTCCATCGGACCCTGCGGTTATTTGTATTAATAAATTTTGTGGAGTACAGATATTCACAACCGTTACCGTGAAACAAAAAGACCACGAACAACCACCTACGTTATTATCTCCAAAATCATCCCCCGCAACTCCATTACTATTTAAATCAAAAAAGTATCCAGGACCAACTGTTGTTATGGGTAATGCGGTACTTGTTGTAGAATTTAACCAAATCCACTGTCCTCCTGACCCCGCTCCACCACAATTTGATGGGGGTGTTATAGGTGTTAGACTTGTCCATCCTGAACCTAAGTTTAAATCAAATCCTTCTAACCAATTGGACCCTGTTTGGATGTAATTACTCATAGTATAACAAACTGTTACCGTGGTGCCAGGTAAATATCCTCCAGCAGGTGCAACAGGTGTCATTGTAAAACTTTGAGGTCCGTTACATTGTGAATATGATTGAATAAAAATAAAAAAAAATAATATGGATAAGATTAGACTTCTCATAATTATAAATACATGTGTCGTATTAAAAAATTATTGTATTTAATTATCATTTACTAAGAATTAATAAGAGAACAAATTTTTAATCATAAAAAAACCCCATCCGAAGATGAGGTTTTGTGTTAGGATTTTGACTCTGTCAAAATTTGTCTAAGTTGGTCAGCTCGTTTGTCAGTATGACTTTTAGATTCTTGGTGAAATTCATCGATACGTCTGTAGATGTTGTTAATGGTGACATCTAATTCACGTCTATTCTCATCTAATCTTCTATGGTTGGAATCTACATCCCTCTCATAAGATATTCTGAAATCTTCCAAATCTTTTTTTGTTCTAACAACCTTAACTAACCCCCAAACAAGAGCAACAATAAAAATTATTGCAATAATCGAAAGGACACCTAAAGTAAAATAAAATGTTTCCATTATTTTAAGATTTTGTTTTTTATACCTCAAGGGTACTAAAGTATAATGGAAATTTTGATTAAAGGAAATAAAAAAAGGGGGGATAATGATGGCTAGTCAAAATCCCCCCTTTTAGCCTAAACTTTGTCACTCGGTAAGTTCAACCCGAAGTAGTGATTAGTGAAACCTCTACCTAACTTCTGTCGTGAGTTATGACTGGTGTACGACCTAAACGTTTGTATGTTTATCCCCCTTTTAATTTTAAGACTTAAAGGGGACGTGGTTATAACAAAATCCACATCCTATAAAAAAGTCCTGACAATTTTTACCACTATAACCCCAGGTTGTCGTGTCAAAGACAGGTTGGTACTTATCACTTTTTATGTTTTCTATGAGGTAGAATCGTGTAGTCACAAGATAGAGTAATCACGTAAAGACCCAAATCATTATGTTTTCCATCAGTTTAAACTCGTGGTGGGTGTTATGATTTAAAAAACACGTACGGAGTCACTTAGTAGCGGGTGAGGGATTCGAACCCTCGATTCATAGCTTATGAGACTTTGCGGATAGACCACTTCCATAACCCGCAATATTTGGCTAAAAAAAGGCTGAGATTACACCTGTTTATGAGAAACTTTAGTAGGATTATTGGTTCCCTACATATCCACTTCCTTTTGAGAAGTATTCCTCAGTGACGATTGGTTAGACCAATCACTACTTGAGATATCAGCAACTCTCTTATTACTTAACTCTCTTCGAAGATGCCTCCCCGACTCTTCCTTATGGGAATAGAGGTTTTTGGTAAGAATACAGTCAGACTTGCGGTCTTCATGTGCAATGAACGGCTCATTACTATGTAGTCACCTTTCACTGATACCTAACGGACACTTTTGCTTATCTTTAGTTAATTTTACTTAATTTAGTAATAAGTTACGTGTTGTGGATGAATCAAAGTAGCGGTCCGTTGAAGGATTCGTTCTTTTTTAAAAAACGAAATACCAAACTACTCTGTGAGATGTCCCCATCTCCATATTTTAAGATTACTTCGTACCAAGACTTTGGTAAGTCTTTGATAAGGACAGTAGCGACACCACTCGTTCTCTATCTTACCTTTCGGTTTTAAGTCCCCTCTTATATTGGTGCCCGCAATTATGTAATTGGAAACTACATTTTTTGCTTGATACCTATGGGTTATTCTTATTGGAGTTCCCTCCTCAGACTGACAATCCACATCGCCATTCCACCCAACCACTTTCCCTAAAGCGTCGCCCTCAGTACTAAAGGTCGGATGATATCCCACTTGTGTACTCGACCTCAGTTTCCCAAGACGCGAACCTACTAACACTTGCAGATTCACTTTATCCCACTTTCGTGGTTTATTTAACGACCATACACGGCCGACTATCATTTGTTAGACTATCATAATTCCGAAGAATTTACTTTCATCTAATCTGGATAATACAATAATTCAAAGAACATTTTCGGACGTTTCCGATTTCTTTTACAAAGATAAGTAAACTTTTTTGATTTACCAAATCTTTTTTTAATTTTTTTTTGAGACTTGTATCTTAATGTTTGTCTATCTCTTTTCTTTTACAAAGATAAGTAAACTTTTTCAATCTACCAAATCTTTTTTTAATTAATTTTTTCAACGTAAACATTTCCGTCATCGTAGAACATTGCTCGTGACTGTGCGAAAACAGGACTCGGAGTCCAATATTTTACACCACTCACGTAATAGTAATACATTACGTTATCTTCAGTCGTTATTGTTTTGTTTTCATTATTCATACTTCAATTATACTAAATGGTTAATAATTTGTCAAATTTTAAAAGAACTTTTTTTTAAATAAAAAGAGGTGTTGTATAAATATCTCCCTTTCTTTCAAATGTTTTACAAAGGTAATAAAAAAATCTTATCTGACAAGTCCTGTGGGGTATTTTTTATAAAAAATAAATTTAAAAAAAGTAATGAATAAATTGACTTATCGTGATTAGAGACCTATTTATTGTACAAATAAAAACAACAAATTTATGAAAAAAGTAATTTTCGCAATAGTAATTGCGGGTAGCGTAATGTTATCATCATGTGGTGGGTCGACCACAAAATGTGAAGTCCCAGCGACTGATACAACAACAGTTGATTCTGTCTTAGTTAACACCGTTGATTCTGTGGTAACTCAAACAGTTGACACCGTTAAAACAAAGTAATTCGTTTAGTCCCCTTAGAAATAAGGGGATTTTTTTATTTAATAAGTCTTTTAATCTTATTAATCTCTTCTTTGACTAAATTGTCATTCATAATAATACTTTCTTTTTTGAAAGCTTTACTAAGAAGTGAAAATGGCGATAAAAGAGCGTCCATAAATGGATTTGGTATTTCTTTCTTAAATTCGTAATCGGTTTTTTTCTCCTCCTTCTTTTTTTCTTTGGTCGTTTCTTTGGATTTTGCAGGCTCAAATCCTCCCGATAAAAATTTACTAACGTCTAATTTATTTCCACTTTTATCTGTCACTGAATACTCAATTGGTTTATCCCCAACTGACCCGATTATTTCTCCTTGTCTAACTTGGTTACCTGTAAATGACATTAATCTGTTAACGTTACAAAAATTAGAGTAGTAAGTATTACCGTCAATGTAATGTTCTATTTTAATATTTCCGTTACATTTAAATTTATCTGAAGACACTACGGTTCCTTGTGCAGGACTAAATATTGTGTCAGAATTGTAGGAAGAAATTTCCACCGTTTTTGACAACATAGAATTTGACATTTTACCATTAGGAATTGGATTAGATAGTTTCATAAATTCATCATTTTTTTTATTCGTTTAACTTCCTCATTAAGTTTATTTGGATTATTGTTAGTAGATTCTCCTAAAGCCTTTTGAACTTTTCCCATTGTTTCATCCCAAATCTTGTTACCCGCGTTTTTTAAAATACTTTGACCGTCCTTACCCTTACCGTCCATCGTATTTAGTAAACCACCATAGATATCAAAATCTTTTCCGCCTGATGTTGTTCCCAATGAACTACCTCCTGAACTACCACTTGAACCACTAACTGATGTTACAGGTGTTTTTACATCATCCTCATCACCGTCTTCTTTATTTTTTCCTCCTCCTTCAGGTTGTCCTTGTCGATAAGATAAATGAAAATGACCTCCTGTTGCCCCTTTTGATGGGTAAGTATATTCGTCTATATAAGCAAATCCATTATAAATAATTTTATATTTTTCTAATATCTGTATGAAATTTGAATGACATTCAGTTCCTAATACAACATCAACCGCCTCTCCACTAGTATGTCTTGATTTCCCCTTTTTATGAAAAAAATCATTACCCGCAGTAAATGTTAGTTTACATGACTCACCGTTTTGTTTTTTCCATTCATTAAGTAGATATGAAAGAATATCCACAAAGTTAGATTGTAACCCTCCTCCAGAACTTAATTCCCCCGATTTTTCGGAATATCCAAGTTTAGTTATGTCGGCTCTTAAGTCAGAAACAGTTTTTTCGTTAATACATTTTTTCATATTGATGAATAGTTTAAATTCTATTAGTTGTCATTTAAATGTCCCATTAAAACACCACCAATTGAAGTCGCGTGAACTAATAAATGATTGATAGACTCCATATCAAGTTTAGTCTTTCTTTTTGTAAAATCTAAACCTAATGTCCCGATAAATTTACCTTCAATAGTTTTAATTGAAAATAAATAAGCCGATTTACAACCTGATTCTTCTGCCGCGTATTTTAAACCATATGTTGCAATTGTTTCATCTTTAAAATCAGGAATTTCAATAAGATTATGTTCTAATAACTGATTAATTGATTTAGAGAAAAGATTTACAGGGATGTTTTGGAATCCTGATTGAATTGAGCCAACACCAATATTAACAGATTCGTATATTACACTGAATTTAGCCATCGACTTACCTGTTGGATAAAAATGACCTCCGTTATGAAACTGAGTCACCCATACTCTATCCGATTTAAATTCTTCCTTAATATGGTCAATTTTCGCAGTAATCAATTCACTTACCTTTAACGTTTCCATCACCATGTCAGGTTTGGTTTTTCTTTTATTTAAAACATTTTTTAAATATAATAGAGCCATTGGCCCTAATACCCCAGTTATAAAGGCAACAATTACTTCGTTTGACATTAATATAAATTTATTAAGTTTTTATTTTCTTAATAAATACCTGTAAAACAAAAAAAGTACGACATTACGTCATACTTTTAAAGTTTTTTAAATGCGGGTTTTATTATTCTCCATATGATATGGTCATATGGCTTTCCGTCCCACATTGAGAACATAACTGGTCTATAAGGTGGATGACAATTTTTCATGACATGCTCAGCAAACTGTTTTTTAGTTGGCTCAGGGTCCACATCATTATATTTTCCATATCTAAAACGGTCGTGAGCCTTTCCGCAATATTCAGAAACTTGATAAAACCCATATTTTAGAGTTCTTTCATATTCTTTTATTTTTTGGAAAAACTCATCAGGAACATCTTTTAACAAATTTTCCATATCGCCTCCATTACTTAAAACTTCCCAAACTGCGGTGGTAGATAAGTTGGTCATTATTTTATGTAAACGAAGATATTCTTCTCCCTTTATTTTTATTCTTTCCCCGTTTGAAAATTTAACCACAAATCCTTCGTGAGTATCGGCTATCATTTTCTTTAAGAAAGTATAATCTTTTATCCCATCGTATCGTCTAACAACATCAAACCCCCACTGTGACCACATTTCCACATCATATTCTTTTCCATTCTTATCAAAGGTTCCCAATAGGACTAACCCTTCATAATCACCATAATCTACTACTATTCTATTTTGACCGCCCATATACTAAATTACTTAATAAAAATTCATTAATTGTTTTATTTTTTAAACACTCGTTTATATCCCACTCCCACAAATATATAATAACGTACCCATATTTTTCAGCGTTTTCCTTTTTTAATTTGTCTCTACCCCAAATTTCATTTACCAAACATTTACCACCAGAATAATTTATTTCATCCCCATAATTATAAAATTTTGGATTTGCGTGCCAATAATCACCATTAACCTCAATTAATATATTTGTATTAACAATATAAAAATCATAACTTCTACCGTTTACGTATTTTTGTTGTTCATATTGGATATTATTATCGTCTAAACAATCTTTTATTTTTCCTTCAACCTTTGAAGAAAATTGGGACCCGTACTCTCCGTTTTCATATTTTTTCTGATAGGTTTCTCTGGTTTTACGATGAATATCTTCCCATTTTTTATCAGTAAATAATAATCTTTTT